CAGGTGCAGCCAATGTTGCTGTTTCAACCGTAGCAGGAACTGGGCAAGTTGGTACTGTAAGTGCATCGGGCATTGGTGCTCCAGACGGCAACGTTGCGATCACAGGCATTGCAGGGACAGGGCAAGTCGGCACGCTTGCAGCATCGGGTAATGGAGCAGTTTCCATTACTGGCATTGCGGCCACTGGTAGTGTTGGTTCTGTAACTCCATCGGTGACTGTAACCACTACTATTACGGGTGCTATCGGTACTGGCAGTGTTGGGACTACAACGCAGACAGGCGCAGCGAATGCAACAGTATCTTCAGCAGTCGGTATTGGCCTCGCTGGAACTGTAAGTGCAACTGGCAGCGGTTCTCCCAACGGTAACGTCACGATCACAGGAATTGCAGGTACAGGACAGGTTGGCACTCTCGCAGCAGCGGGGAATGCGGCAGTTCCCATTGCGGGTATTTCAGGCGCAGGTAATGCTGGTAGCGTAGTCGCATCGGTGGCTATCACTGCCGCTATTACAGGCGTTAGTGGTGCAGGTAGTGTTGGAACGACAGCTCAAACAGGCACAGCTAATGTAACAGTCTCTTCAGCAACGGGGACTGGCAGTGCTGGAACTGTAAGTGCATCTGGCGCGGCAGCAAACGGGGATGCGGTAATTACAGGCGTTAGCGGCATTGGCAGCGTAGGAACAGTAAGTGCGACTGACGGCACTGTAGTTAATGGCCACGGTTTCATCATTACCGATACGGCACCCCGCCTATGGTGGAAGCGCAAACCACGGAAGTTGGATGACAAGGAAGCAGAAGAAAAGATTGTCGAGGTTGTCAGAACAATAGAGCGTGTTGCAAACTCTATCAAACCATCCGTATCGAAAGAAGTATATCGAAAGGCAGCATACGCAGAAGTAGCGCCATTACTGCGTGAAATGCCTGGATTCGATTGGTCGCCAATGTTCAGGGCAATACTGACGCAGAGCAAATTGCAGGAGCAGAACAGAATTGCAGCAGAGCAGGCCGGAATTCTAGCAAAACAGGAAATTGAACGTATCAAGCGCATTCGGGATGATGAAGAAGCATTGATAGTTTTACTTATGGGAGCATAGGCATGGACTACGAAAAAACACAGGCAGATATAGATAAAGGCCGGAAAGCAGAAGAATTACTGGAAAACGAGTTACTTAAAGAGGCGCTGACTGCCATCGAAAAGGAAATCAATGACCAGTGGCTTGCCTGCCCTGCGCGAGATAAAGAAGGAAAAGAGGCGCTTTGGCAATTAGCAAAAACTATCGAAAAGTTCAGAAACATATTGACAGGCTATGTAGAAGGTGGCAAACTTGCCACAGACCAGTTCGCCAGATTTGAGAAAGAAAGCAAGTTGCGGTCTTTCCTGAAGATGGCCTAACCAAAGGAGCATTTAAATGAGCGAAGCGGAAGACACCAATCCAGAATCGGAAGTGTCGATTGATGATGTAGCCAATTTGCTGGATACGACCGACGAATCACCAGACGAAGGAAGCGACGAGGAAGTCCGCGAGGATGACGCCGAAACGCAGCCGGAAGATGACGAAGAAGTCGAGTATGAAGGCAAGACATACAAAGTACCCAAGGAGTTGAAGGGCGCTTTGATGAAGAATGCTGACTACACACAAAAAACGCAGGAAGTCGCTGAGCAACGCAAATCAGTTGAGGAGCGTGTTGAGTTGCTCAATCAGCGTGAATCGTTGATGTCAGCGACATTCGACAAGGCAGTTGAGTTACGCGACATTCAGAACAAGTTATCCCAGTACGAACAAATCGACTGGCAGAATCTTGTTGATGCCGATCCGGTGCAAGCCACAAAACTCAATCTGGCCTATCAGCAGCTCCAGCGCGAAGCACAGCAGAAGTATGGCGAATTACAGCAGGCTCAATCCCAAGCGCAAAATCTGTCAGAGCAAACCCGGCAGAAATTTATTGCCGAGGAACAGACAAAGCTGAAAGCCAGACTTCCGAACTTTGATATGAAGGTTGCTGAAAAAATCAAATCTGTTGGCAAGGAATACGGGCTAACTGATAATGAATTGAACTCCGTTGTGGATTCGCGCTATGTGCATATCCTGCACGATGCGATGAAATGGCGTTCGTTGCAGGCCGAAAAGCCAGCAGCAATGAAAAAGGTGACTGAAGCGCCAAAGGCAATTACGCCGCAGGTCGCCAGGTCAAAACAATCGAATCAGGCCGCTTTCGACCGCCTCAAAAAATCAGGTCGCGTCGAGGATTTGGCCGCTTTACTTTAGGAGTAATACCTCATGGCACAGCCAACAGAAACATTTGACAGCTACGACGCAGTAGGCAACCGGGAAGATTTGCAGGACAAGATTTACATGGTTTCACCGGAAAAGACGCCGGTTGTCTCGTCCATTCGCCGCTTTACCGCCACGCAGCGCCGCCATGAGTGGCAGCGTGATTCTCTGGCCACGCCGAACAAGGACAACGCCGTTATCGAAGGCGATGATCGCACTGGTACGCCACTTGCCGCAACTGCCCGCGTAGCAAACACCGTGCAACTGTTCGACAAGGTTGCTGTAGTTTCCGCGACGCAGGAGAAAACCAAGTCGGCAGGTCGCGGTTCAGAGATGAAGTATCAAATATCGAAAAAGATGGTTGAGCTAAAGCGCGACATCGAAGCGATGGTTCTGTCGGATAACGTCGCTGTGATTGGTAGCTCCGCTGTTGCTCGCAAGTCTTCTGGCCTAGGTGCGATGATCTATACCAACATTTCGCATGGTGGTGCTGGTGCAACTCCGGCTCATGCGACCAGCCTGGCTGATACCGCGCAAATTGCTGGTACTAATCGGGCGTTTACTGAGACATTGCTGAAAACCGTGTCGCAGGCAACCTATACGACTTCGGGTGAATTCCCTTCGCTAATCAGTCTGACGCCTTCGCACAAGGGTACATTCAGTGCTTTTGCCGGAATTGCAGCCAACCGCCACCAAGTGGCAAAGGGTAAGCAGGGCGTGATCGTTGGCGGTGCTGACGTGTATATGAGCGACTTTGGTGAACTGACCGCTGTTCCCAACTACGTTCAGGCCACGGCAAACGCGAACACGGTTTTTATCCTTAATCCTGAATATCTGGGTATCGCTTATCTCGGGGGCTTCAAGTCCGAGCCTTTGGCGAAAACTGGACATACTGAGAAAGAGCTTGTCTCTGCTGAGGCTTGCCTGGTGGTTACATCCGAAACTGCCCAAGCGGCTATCAAGAACCTTACTCCGTAATCTGTATCAGTAATATAAGGAATCCCTGGAGGAAACTCCGGGGATAAATCCATGTAGGCTAAGAGGTTCTATTATGACAGTTGTATTCACAGATTATGACCCGGTAACTGGAATAAGCTCTCGTGTACATGAGCTTGATGGCAGGACTGTTATCGAGAAGAAATACGACGCGCAGCCATTCATTGAGGCCGCAGCAGATGCACGGCAAGCAACTGAGGGGCAACGATGGGGAGAGATGCGCCACGTTGGGTTCATTCCGATGGCAGAACTTGGTAAGATGATGCGACAGGATGGATCTTTGGACAAGAAGCGAACAATAACTTTTCTGAAGAAAAATCCTGCTTTGGTGACGTTTAGCAAACTGCTAAAATGACTTTTTACCAACTGCTCAAATGAACTATACCCAACTACAAACGAAAATAGCTTCATGGCTTAACCGTGACGATCTTGCAGCGGTAATTCCTGACTTTATCCTATTGGCAGAAGAACGGATTAACCGACATTTGCGAGTGCGCAGCATGGAAGTCATGCTGACTCCAACTGCGATTGTAGATAATCTGGTTTCGCTTCCATCAACAACGCTTGACGTGAAAACGCTGTGGCTGGATGGATACGAAGGACAGCCACTAAAAATTCAGTCACTTGAGGCTGTGCTTGCAATGCCAACGAACGCATTGGCAACGCATTACGCATGGCAAGGAACCTCATTGCGGCTTAATGGTGGCGGTAGCGTTACAGGTGTGCTGTATCAGAAAATCCCTGCACTGGCGACAGCAACAAACAACTGGCTATCAGATTCTGCCGACAGCATCTACCTTTTTGGATCGCTTATCGAGGCTGCCGTTTATTCAGGCAGTGATACTGCTTTGTGGGAATCTCGGTTCGCAGTAGCGGTCAACGAACTGCAAGGGAACGATAAACGATATTCTGGGCCTCTAGTTGCGAGGTCGAGATGATAAAGATTGCCGGATTCGCGCCAGACGCCGACAAGACAACACCGGGAATCCTGACTGACTGCGAGAATCTTATCCCGAATATTGTTGGCATGACCGGAGCACCATCTGCCGTTACGCCGTCCGGCGTTCCTGCCTTGGCTGCGGCCTGCCAGGGGGCATCGGTTGTCACAAAGCTGGATGGGACGCGTCGCCTGATTGCTGGAACGGCGACAAAGCTTTACGAACTTAGCAGCGGAACATGGACTGACCGCACGCGCGTTGGAGACTATACAGGTGGCGGGGAATCTAACTGGGCGATAACGCAGTTTGGAGATGCGACCTTGGCAGCCAATCGTTCCGATATTATCCAACGGTCAACTGGTGGTGCATTCGCTGACATTGCTACAGCCCCAAAGGCAAGCATCATCTTTTCAGTTGGCGCATTCGTAATGGCGCTCAACGTCAATGACGGTACTGAAAAGCCTGATGGATGGCATTGCTGCGCGGCTTACAACGATACCAGCTGGACGCCATCAACGGCAACGCAGGCTACCAGTGGGCGGTTGGTGGCAACGGCTGGACAGATCATAGCCGGTGGCAAACTTGGCGAATATGCCGTGGCTTACAAGAATCGCTCGATGTATCTTGGGCAATATGTCGGCGCGCCTGTGGTCTGGGACTGGGTTCAGGTCATCGGCGGGAATGCCGGGTGCATCGGAAGGAATGCGTGGTGCGATCTGGATGGCACGCATTTCTTTGTTGGCGAAGATAACTTCTGGCTGTTTGACGGCACGCGCCCAACGCCTTTGGCTGACGGCGTGTTGCGGCAGTGGTTCGCTAGTAACTGCGCCCCGAGTTACAAATACAAAATTATTTGCACCTACGACAAACTGACAAACCTTGTCTGGGTATTTTATCCATCCACCAATTCAAGCACTCTTGATTCTGCGCTTGTCTATCACGTCACATCAAAGCGATGGGGCAGGGCAAATAGAGCAATTCAGGTGGCACTGGAATATACGGCTTCAAGCATAACAATCAATGGACTGGACGCGGTGTCCGCGACCATCAATGAATTGCCGAACATTCCTTTCGATTCACAATACTGGCTGTCTGGCGGGCGTGCAATGTCCGTGTTCGATACGTCGAACCAGTTGCAAAGCTTGACGGGCAACTCTACTAGCAGTTCAATGACGACAGGCGATGTCGGAGATGACGACGCCGTGACGCTGCTTCAACAGATCAGGTTGCGGTATGAAGTTGCCCCGACAACGGCGACGGCTCAATCATTCAGCACCATGCAGAGCGGTGGGAGCATGGTGGCAGGCCCGTCTGGAACTCTGAATGACGGCAAGTTTGATATGCTCAAGTCTGCAAGGTGGCACAAGGCTAAAATCAGCTTTACTGGGCCAGTGACCGTAACTGGCATGAAGGCAACATTCAAGGCGGTTGGAACACGATGAAGCTATCAACTACACCTCGAATTGTCGGTGATCCTATCTTGACGCAAGTATTGCGTAATGTTGCCGCGCAGGTTAATCAACTTAGCGAGGGGCGTATTGCGGCGCGATACACTGCACAGTCATCTACCCCAACTACAGGGACTTATCAGCAGGGTGACTTTGTTACCAATAGCGCCCCGACAGAGCTTGGCACGACTCCAAATAAATACGTTATTGAAGGATGGCTTTGTGTGGCATCGGGAACCCCTGGAACATTTGTGCAAAAACGATTTTTAACTGGAAACTAATGCGATCAATGCAACTCATCCAAGTACCAGCACAGCACATCGACTTCGCTTGGCGCGATGGGGCTTCATGTCTTGTCGAAGCATGTGAAAGTGAATGTACTGGCGATCAACTCAAGATGCTACTTGGGCGTGGTGAAAGGCAGTTGGTTAGGATGGACAGTGAAGATAGAACGGTTGGATGGGGCGTGTTTCGCGTTGATCTTCTACCAAATATGCGCGTTCTTCACATAACTAACCTTGTGGCGCATAATGCACACTTCGAGATGTTCTTTACTGAATTGAAGAAGATGGCTGAACTACTTGGATGTTCAGTCATACGCTGTGCAGCAAAACCTGCACAGGAAAAGTTATACACTGGGCTTTGCGGATTCAAGCCTGTTTACCGAATACTTGAAGTGGAGGTTTAATTATGTTTAACAAGTATAGCGGATATTCACCTGACGGACTCCGCAGGTTGAACAAGGGAGGCGGTGGCGGTGGAGGTGGAACTTCAACAACAATTCAATCAATTCCTGATGAGCTTAAGCCGCTTGCATCGGCTTATACGAGCAGAGCCATCGATCTTAGCAATCAGGGATTCCAGCCATACACGCAACAACGGTATGAAGACCTTAACCCGACGCAATACCTTGGGCTAGGGACAACTGTTGACCGCGCTCTTGGCGGTTCGCAAACGATTGACAATGCAGAGGGTGCACTTAACCAGACTATTGCTGGTGGAAATACAAATCCCTATCTGGATGCGATGGTTAATCAGGCGCAAGGCTCGGTGGCCCGTAACTACGCCAACTCGGTAGCGCCGCAACTAACTGGAATGGGCGTCAATTCGGGTTCATTTGGAAACAGCGGAGTCGAGCAGGTTGCCCGCAATTCTCAGCAGGATTTGCAGAAGTCGATGGGCGACATTGCAACCAGTATGTATGGTGGTGCCTACGACGCTGACCGTGCAAGACAGATGCAGGGCATTGGAATGGCTCAACAGTTTGGGAACCAAGCCTATACCGATGCAGCTCAATTAATGAAAGCTGGCGGGGTAGTGCAGGATCAAAATCAGCAGCAGCGCGATTTTAACTATCAGCAGTATCAGGATCAGCAAAATCTCCCTTATAAACAGCTTGGCGCTATGTCAGGTGTATTTGGTAGTAACCTTGGGTCATCTTCAAGTACGCAAAGCAGTCAAAGTGGAGGTGGAAAATGATACAACTTACAACACAGGAGTTCATATAAATGTTCCCACTCATGGCACCCATGTTAATCGGTGGCGGCGTCGGCCTGCTCACCAACAAGAAAAATCCACTTGAAGGCGCATTGATGGGCGCTGGTATGGGTGCTGCCGGAGGG